CCATATTAAAAGGTTTCAGTACTAGTTATCTACAAAAAGCAGCAGATCCAAATCGATTTGGACGATTTTTGATAAGTGTTGAAGATGCAAAAGCAGAAGTAGACCGTCGTGCCGCGGCTTACGAACTCCGTTCACAAGGTGACCAAAAAACTAACGAACAAGGTGTGGCGGAAGGCTCGGGCGATGTTAATAGCAAAGAGCGTTACCACTTCTTGTATCCGCACGTACCATTGGATATGCACACAGATCACGAATATAACAATTTATCAGACAGAGATTTACAGGCAGTTAAAAGCCACCAACGTGAACTTGCAGATAAGCTAGGGAAACCTGGTGCAAAAAAGCAAGGTGATATTGCTAGTCATATTCAAATTAACAGGGCTCGTTCACAATACGATCAAGAACAAGCTCATAGACGCAAGGTCCTTGACGCTGAAAAAATTAAGAGACAAGCAAGAGATGCTAAACGTCAGCAAGGTGTAGCGGAAGTCGCACCCCCGGGTGCTCGGGCCGAACGCATGGTCAAGCACATCAAGCAAGGTTATGCCAAGGATGGCAAACTGACCGGTAAAGAAAAAGCCATTGCGTATGCTACCACATGGAAAGCACACAACCAGGGACAGGTAGAAGAGGCCAGCGCGGATCTGGTCGGATTTCACTTGGATACCGAGCGTGCGTACAATGCTGTAATGGAGAGATTTGGTGATGTAGTTGAGCAAGACCAAGAGTCGGGCATGATGACTGTGCCGCGCCGCTACTGGCTGCAGCTGGAACAGGTTGCATACGATGCTGATGGTATTGGTGCTATCGAGGCCGGCGGTGAAAAAATTGCAGTAGACGAAGTCGAAGAGTCTTACTGGCACCCCCAGATTGATGAGGCCATTGCACAGGAAGATGTGTTAGACAAAGAAAAGCGCCATCTGGGCGACTACCTGCAAAGTGTAGCCGATGCAGTCAAGCATGACGCTGCCTTATCCAGCAAAGACGCACCTACCCACAGCAGTGACACAATTGGATCAGCAGTTAAAACTGTCACAACCGATGACGGACATGATCTCAAGATTCACGGTAACGAAGATGATGGCTTCCGTATCAGTATCAAGGGTCGTCCCAGTTCGGTCAAGTTCAAGAGCCTAGACGAAGCCGGCATGGCATGTGAAATGTATCGTTCACATCGTCGCCACAAGCTTGAGTCAGCAGACTACATTGAGGAACAATAATGATTGTTGATGACTTGTTTGAAGACGATCCTGCCAGTTTAGAGTTTATCAAACTGGTACAAGAAAGTGTAAAACAGCAGGATGACATCCGTGTTATCCAAAACATGCTATACAAAATGCGCTCTGAGCGCGAACAGAACCAAGCCTAGGACCGTTAAGGTGCGGTGGGCGGCTGCTGCCCGGGAATCACGGATTCGCTACCCTGTGGTCCAAAGTGAGCATATATATTCATATGCCTAAAAAATGGAATATGTTAGTACCCAAGGAATGGACAGGTCGCCCTAGTCAGTTAGACGATCAATGGGCCCAGGACCACCATGTACAGTGGTTAAAAAATTTCCCCGACACTTGGTATTTTGCCCTTTGGAACGGATGGCCGCCCGCGGACAATCCAAACAAGTTAGATCTTCCATTAGGATATAATGGTTATGTACTAAGCTTTCACTTAGAAGCAGTGGATATCGAGTGGATTAATCAACAAGCAAAACGAGTTCAAGCCCCGATTATTGTTTTGTCAGATGCCGAGTATTATAACTGGCCCCACGAGAGCAATGTGTATCCATTTACCTACATATTTTGGCACTTGCAATTTAAAAAAATGTTAGAATGGTTTCCAAAACCCAACCATGATATCAAACGAAAATATTTAGCTAGTACCTTTTGTAATCGTGTTACACAAAGCAAGCTACTAGTGTTTACTGCATTAGCTGAATATATTGGAACAGATCATTGCTTGCTCAAACTCAGTAACTGGATAGAGGGGAAAAATGTTCACGATCGAGAACCAACTGGTGTTGAATTATTAGACACCCTATCTAACATATTTTGGGACAAGTACGCAGGTATCCCTTTAGATGTAGGGGATGGCTACACCGAGGACAAAAATTATCAACAGTACACCGCCGGCCCATGGACCGCACCATATCAACAAGCGGCCATACACTTTACTAACGAAAGCTTTCATTACAGTTATATGGATAACGAGCAAGGAAAATTCATTTGGCCAGGCCCGTTTATTAATGAAAAAACTCTTAAATGTCTAGTTGGCGGGACTGGATTTGTACCAGTTGGGCAATATGACACGTACGGTAGACTCTCACGTTTGGGATTTCGATTTGATTATAAATTTGATACTAATTGGGACTCGGATCCCGGTAACATCACACGTTTGGTTAGCATTGTGAATTTAATAAAACAGTTCTCTCAATACAGTATCCAGGATCTTGTTGATGCTACTCAAGAATCTAGTCTCTACAATCAAGACTATATCATATCAGGGGAGTTTGGGCGTAGCGCCCAAACTGAAAATATTGCTGTAATTGACACAATTTGCCGACTATTCATAACATAGCATTTGGCTTAATTGCCAGAATTAGCACTTGCTTTTCGTTCGGGAATGTTGTATAATACACTATAACTTACCTAGGAGATTTACATGGATACTCGAGTATTTTCTGGCGAACAAAAAGCCAAACTAGTTCAAATCATCAACGAAGGCATGCAGATCATGCATGATGTTGAAACCCTCAACGCAGGCCTTTCGGAAACGGTTAAGGCTATTGCCGAAGAGCTAGAAATCAAACCCAATGTACTAAAGAAGGCTATCCGTTTGGCACATAAAGCAGAATTTGGCAAAGAGAAACAGGACCACGACTTGCTGGAAACTATCCTGGAAACCGTAGGCCGCACTTTGTGATAGTCAAATGGGGTATTCTATAATTGGTCCGGGATTTGTTGGTAAGTTAATAGCAAACCAACTGCGTGTTAACGACATTTATAACCGGGCTAATCTTGATAGCTTGCTAAATTCGAATCATAACACTGTTATACTAGCAGCGCCGACAGGAAACCGTATAGTTGTAAATCGTGATCCGTATCGGGATCTTGATGACTGTGCTGGTATTGTTAACACTCTTAAGAACGCCCAGTTCGACAGGATTGTCTACATTAGTACAGTGGATGTTTTTCTAGCATCAAGTTATGGTCGAAACCGCCTATGGTTAGAGCAACAGATTCAACAGTTTCCCAATCATATTATTCTTAGACTTCCGGCATTGTGCGACCCTTCTATAAAAAAGAACGTACTGTTTGATCTTGCTAATCGTCAATGGTTAGAGAAAGTATCATTGGACTCAACTATACAGTGGTACCCAACCAACAGACTATCGCAAGATATAACGTATGCAATCGAACACAACATCACTGAAATAAATCTAGTGTCTGCGCCAGTTTGTAATCGTGATATTGTATCAAAGTTTGTCCCGGATCTGCTCGAAAGACTAGGGCGTAATGCAGCAACACCAGTATACTATAATGTAAAATCACTGAACGGGCAGTATTGGATTGACGATGAATGCATGTGGTCGGAACTAGAAAAAAGTTTTATACAATTAAACGGAGATAGATGAGCTATATTGATGCATTGTATGATCGTGACCGCGATCGTATTCACCTGGTGGGCCGACGCAATGGTGTTCGTTATTACGAAGAATTTCCTGCAGAATATCGATTCTACTACGACGACCCCAAGGGCAAGTTTCGCAACATCTACGACAAGCCAGTAAGCCGGTTTAGTTCTCGCAACAACAAAGAGTTCCGCAAAGAAATGCGGGTACACTCGGGTAAAAACATCTACGAAGGTGACATTAACCCGGTGTTTCGTTGTTTGGAAGACAACTACAAAGGGCAAGACGGCCCGCCACTGCACACAGCATTTTTCGACATTGAGGTCGACTTTGATCCGGTCAAGGGTTATAGTCGACCGGATGATCCGTTTAATCCCATTACAGCAATCTCGGTTTACTTAGACTGGATGGATCAATTGATCACCCTAGTGATCCCACCCAAGCGCATGAGTGCCGAAACTGCGCAAGAGATTGCTGCCGAGTTTCCCAACACGTTTGTGTTTTGGGAGGAGGCTGAACTGCTGAAAACGTTTATGTCATTGATTGAAGATGCCGACGTGCTTAGTGGTTGGAACAGTGAGGGATACGATATTCCGTACACTATCAATCGTGTGATCAAGTTGTTGAGCAAGGACGATACCCGCAAGTTTTGTCTTTGGGAGCAACTGCCCAAGCCAAGAATGTTTGAACGCTTTGGTGCCGAGAACATGACATATGACTTAGTTGGCCGTGTTCACCTGGACTACATGCAACTGTACCGCAAGTACACCTATGAAGAGCGCCATAGCTACAGCTTGGATGCTATCTTGGAGTACGAGGGACTGGCAGGCAAGACCAAGTATGAGGGCACACTGGATCAGTTGTACAATCAAAACTGGAAAACTTTTATCGAGTACAACCGACAGGACGTGGTTGGTCTTGCCAATATCGATAAGAAACTTAGATTCCTGGATCTAGCCAACACCCTGGCGCATGAAAACACTGTGTTGCTGCAAACCACAATGGGTGCAGTGGCAGTGACCGAGCAAGCAATTATCAATGAGGCCCATGAACGTGGGCTAGTAGTTCCTAACCGTAAAGAGAGACTTAATGACAATGATACCCAAGCGGCAGGTGCCTATGTTGCTACGCCCAAAAAAGGAATCCATGAATACATCGGTTCCATTGACATCAACTCGCTCTATCCCTCGGCTATTCGCGCCCTCAACATGGGCCCAGAAACCATTGTTGGACAACTCAGAAGCACAGCAACCGACAACCTGATCCAGGAACGCATGGCCAAAGGTGATAGTTTTGCAGCATCCTGGGACGGATTGTTTGCTACACTAGAGTACACGGCTGTGATGGAACAGCAGCGGGGTACTGAGATCACAATCGACTGGCAAGACGGCAACAGCACAGTGCACTCGGCAGCCGAGGTATGGAAGGCTGTGTTTGACAGCAACCAACCTTGGATCCTGAGCGCCAATGGCACTATCTTTACATATGAGAAAGAAGGTGTGATCCCAGGCCTGCTCAAGCGTTGGTATGCCGAACGTAAGTCCCTTCAAGCAGAGTTAAAGGCTTGTATAGACTTAGATACAGGTATTGCTATAGATAAAGACTTTGAAGAAGGATTAACAAAATAATTTTAATTGATCAAGAGATGATACAAATATAAAGTTATCAACTAGTTGACGTTTTTTATATATACGTTCTAAATACCAATCTTTATTGATGGTGCTTATTTCGATATATAAATCTTTACTTTTAACATACGCATCGCACTCTTTTTTAGAATTAATGGAATACTTTTTATGAAGCACAATATCATCAACACCAAAAGTATGAATAAGGTACTCACAACAATCTCTTTCTATGTTAGAATAGTACTTACGACCGTTTACTTCAACAGGAGTACTCCATATGTTTTTTAACACCCTGGGATTGCATTGTAAGCATCGTCGGGATTTACTCAACATTTGGTCAATAGTACCTTCAATGATATCCCCGCACCTATGGACTAACCGTAACCGAGTATATGAATTAACATACGCAGTATCATCTGCTATTTTCCAGTTCAGAGAAAATAATTGAGATTTTACAACTTCCAGTGGTTTTCGAACTCGGAGTGTATAACAATGTCTACACTCTTTGCCATCTCGAATTACGCTAGGTCGAGTTATCCATATATTGTTACAGATAAGACAATGATGTCTTATCTGAGTATTCATTCCATTGTACAAGTCAAGTGCAACAAGATGCCTATTTTTAAGCATTGCATCATACCGCTCTTGAGTATATTTGATATTATTGGCCATAGTGTTATCTCTCTAAATATAAACTTATTTAGCATTTTAAGGAAAAGAGATGCAAGCAAAAGAAATTAAAAAATTAATACAAGATAAAAACATTAAAGAATTAAGAAAATTAATTAATTCTGGAATACTAAAGGTAGCTGATGGAAAAATACAGTTTGCAGATAAAAAATATGCAAAAGATCAAGAAGAATACTGGGACAAGCGCCAGTTGGTCAAGAAGATTAACTTGAACAGCCTGTATGGTGCTATTTTGAATCCTGGCTGCAGATTCTTTGACAAACGTATTGGGCAAAGCACCACGCTGACTGGCCGTAGCATTGCCAAGCATATGGATGCTCATGTGAATGAATGTGTGACTGGCAAGTACGATCACGCTGGTGCGGCTATCATTTACGGTGATACAGACAGTTGTTACTTCTCTGCTTGGCCCATGCTCAAGGATGATGTAGAAGCAGGGCGTATAGAATGGGACAAGGACATCTGCGTAGCACTGTATGACAGCATTGCCGAACAGGTCAACCAAAGCTTTCCGGGATTCATGGAGCAAGCATTCCATTGCCCTAGAGAAATGGGCTGTGTTATCAAGGGCGGTCGAGAGATTGTTGCCAGCAAAGGCCTGTTCATTACCAAGAAGCGATATGCTGTACTTTATTATGACAAAGAAGGCAAGCGCCTTGACGTCAACGGCTATCCGGGTAAGGTCAAGGCCATGGGCCTGGATCTCAAGAGGTCAGACACTCCTAAAGTAGTACAGGAATTCCTAAGCGATATCCTGGAGAATGTGCTAACCGGGCATAGTCGTGCAGATGTGATTGAGAAGATTCGAGCATTCAAGTATGTGTTCATGGAGAGACCTGCGTGGGAAAAAGGAACACCCAAGCGTGTAAACAACTTGACCAAGTATGGCGACGCTGAACTCAAGGCCGGCAGAGCCAACATGCCCGGGCATGTACGTGCTGCACTTAACTGGAATACTATGCGGCGGATGAACAGTGATAATTACAGCATGCAAATCATCGATGGCATGAAAACAATTGTCTGCAAGCTAAAGTCCAACGCTCTGGGATGGACTTCGATCGGTTATCCCACAGACGAAATGCACTTGCCGCAGTGGTTCCGGGACTTGCCATTTGATGATGGCTTGATGGAAACTACAATTATCGACAGTAAGGTATCCAACTTGTTGGGTGTACTGAACTGGGACATTAGTCAGGCTACTAATACAGAAAATACATTCCAATCACTATTTGAGTTCACATGAAACTTAGCTCTATAATTGACTATAGAAATTTGTTAGCACGTCTGGATCCTGCCGACACCGATCTTTTGATTAGTAGTCACCTTGGTCCAATACTGCACAGTATCGGAGCTAGCGCAGTGCAGTTTCCGGATTTGCTAGAACAGCTTAATCGTGACCGTGATCAGATACACGGTGCGTTTGTAAAATTTCGATCTACTGTACGTGAAATACGTGAACAACTGCAAGATTTAATTGATCAGTTAGAGCCAACCTATTTCACGACCAGCTTTGAACTTTATAAATCAAGTCAACATGTAGACAACCCTGAATATTTACTTGCTCGGCAGCCAGACTTATCACAAGACGCAGTTGATTATATTCATAGTAGACTTCGATTGCTGTCTGACTGGCACCACCCTGCGATGGTTATTAGACCCGGTCAAGCCGACTGGATTGATGATTTAGTTGGGTCAGATCCGTTGTATCTAGTCGATTACTGCGAAGAAATGATTAGACCAACTTTGAATCGTTTCCGGGAAGAATATCAGCGTCGGCTACAAGTTTACATCGAGCCAAGAGACGGTGATTCTATAGTGCTAGAGGCTCTTCCACAATCGCAATTTGGATTAGTTGTTGCGTTGTACTATTTCAATTTCATGCCTATGGAACGTGTTAGCCAATATCTAGCCGAAATATTCAACAAGCTCAAGCCTGGCGGCAGTTTACTAATGACATTCAATGATTGTGATATTGCCGGCGGCGTTGAACTAGCCGAACGCAGCTATATGTGCTACACTCCCGGGCACATGATCAAGACGCTAGCAAAAACTCTTGGGTTCGAAATAAACCAATGGTATTATTTAGAAAAAGCCAATGCTTTGGTAGAACTAAGGCGACCGGGCCGTCTTACATCACGCCGCGGAGGTCAAAGCCTGGGCAGAATTATACCGAAACCTGTCGCAAATTCTAAATAACTGTAATACAATTAACCCATATAGGAGAACTTATAATGAGAGATTATCTACTTGACCTCGTCGAGCACACGTTTGATCTTGGCTGCATCGACTTGATCAAAACCACCGGCACTGACCAAGACACTATTATTGATGGCTTGTCAGAGGATCGCAGCGTGGTTGTACAAGGGAAGTTTTTGACCCCGGTGGCTGAATTCATTGGCACGTTTGGTATGCCAAATCTTAACAAGCTCAAGATTTTGTTGAACTTGCAAGAGTACCGAGAAGGTGCCAACATTACTGTGTCGCGGCAGGACCGTAACGGCGAAGCTATACCAGTGGGGCTGCACTTTCAAAATGCTGCCAAGGACTTTACAAATGACTACCGGTTCATGTCATCGGAGATCATTGCAGAAAAGCTCAAGACCATGAAGTTCAAGGTTCCGGCCTGGCACATTGAGTTCGAGCCTAGTGTTGCCTCTGTCCTAAGACTTAAAATGCAAGCACAAGCTAATGCAGAAGAGGCCACCTTCCAAGTGCGTACTGACAAGGGTGACTTGAAGTTCATGTTTGGTGACCACAGTACACATGCTGGTGAATTTGTTTTCCAGGCCGGAGTATCAGGCGTGCTCAAGCGTTCATGGTCATATCCCAAGGCACAGGTGATTAGTATTCTAAATCTTACCGGGGACAAAATTATCCGTATCAGTGATGACGGTGCCGCGCAGATCACTGTGAACTCGGGCATTGCCGAATACAACTACATCCTACCCGCAATGGGCAAGTAACTGCCAATGATTGAACAAGACGACCTAACTGCCAAGCAGAATGACTATGCTATTTTTCTGCCAGCTATTTCCAGTTTTTATGGCAGCTATATTGGCAAACAACGTGCCGGCACGTATGTAGAGCAGAGTCGCATGCCCACGGGAATTCCCGAGATGGAACAACTGAACTGGTTGAATCCACAAAAGGGGCTGTTTCCGTACCGCTGGAGTCTTTACAGTGCAGGTCACGCCAATCTTGACATGACCAAGCCCAGTGCCAAGGAAGACATGGTACGGGATCGAGACCCTAACAGTTTCATGCTGTTGGACTCGGGCGGGTTCCAGATTGCCAAGGGCGTGTGGCCAGGACAATGGGCCGACCCTGCGGACTTAAACGCAGAGAAGAAGCGCAGGCAAGTGCTTGAGTGGCAATGTCAAATTGCTGACTATGCAATGACCATGGATATTCCCACCTGGACCTACTTGGACAAGGAAGCATCTGTACTGTGCGGGATCCACAGTTATGATGATGCAGTTAACGCTTCTAAGTACAATAACGAGTACTGGATGGCAAATCGTTATGGCAAAACCAAGATTCTAAACGTGTTGCAGGGTAGCAATCACAGTGAAGCTGATCATTGGTATGACATGATGAAGGGTTATTCTGATCCCGGCCTGCACCAAAATGCCTTTAATGGTTGGGCCATGGGAGGGCAAAACATGTGTGATGCGCACCTGGTTCTTAAACGCCTGGTGCATTTGATACATGATGGATTGTTAGAAAAAGGACAACATGACTGGATGCATTTCTTGGGAACATCGAAGTTGGAATGGGCAGTATTACTCACAGCCATTCAGCGTTCGATTCGATACTATCACAATCCCAACTTCACAATTAGTTTCGACTGTGCGTCGCCCTTCTTGGCCACAGCCAACGGGCAATTATACCATAACATCACCACAGAGAGCAGGGGCAAATGGTCCTACAACATGAGTCCTACGGTAGACGATAAAAAGTACTCCACTGATTCCCGTATGTTTGGTGATGCAGTGCGGCAAGATGGAATCCATCCCAGATTCGAAGATAGTCCCATTACCAGTAGGTTAAAAATTAGTGATGTTTGCTGTTACCGACCCGGTGACCTAAATAAGATTGGTAAGGAAGGTCGCACATCTTGGGATAGTTTCAGCTACGCCTTGCTCATGGGCCATAATGTTTGGATGCATTTGGAATCGGTTCAACGAGCAAATCGAATGTGCGATTCGGGTGTTTACCCAGACATGATGGTGCACCCAATTTCTGAGGCATTCAATGTTACTAACCTAATTGATAGAATATTTTCTGCTCGAGATCGCCAAAAGAGCTTGGAAATTATCGACGGACATGCTAAAGTATGGGAACGGGTGGTAGGAACCCGTGGGTATACAGGAAAACGAGCAGTCAACGCTCATACTCAGTATAACAATTTATTCAGCGTAGTCGAGGAAGACCTTACAGATGAACTTGATCAATCTCGACTTGATCAACTTGAGGATAGTGTATAATGTATGAAACTAGAATTCGACACTTAGAAAACGTGCATGCTGATCTAGATAATCGGGTTGATGTTATGGAAAAGAACAACGTTTTCGAAGACCGCCAGCTATCAGAGCTTAAGAAACGGCGGCTTTCTGTGCTTGATGAACTACGGTTTCTGCGTCGGCAACAACACGAACATAACCAGCGTGTAGATCTTGACTCGGGAGACAGATAATGAATCGAGAAGGACACGAGGACATCAAGTTCTTTACCGGCATCGAAGTTGAAAATACTCCACAACGGGGTAAGAACACCTTGTTTGTTGTGGGCATACAATCTGTAGATGACATTACAGCTCAACTAAGTGCCGGCGATTCTATTCAACATATCTACTTTGGAGCTAATCAAAGCTTTCCTAGGCTAACAATCAATGATGCGGAAAACTGGGGACAATGGGAAGAGATGATTAGTTTCTTCTTGGAGCTTGAGTACACCTGTACACTCGACCTTGACGTAAACTGTGTAGAAGGATTGCTCGAAAGCGGATTAACTGAAAATCATAAATTTATTCCTATGATATCTGTTAAAATTCCCTACATCCAGCAACTGGGATACAATGCAACCGTAAAGATTGATGATTATGACTTTGATGCCACAAACCCCGGGGTATGGTGTCACAGTGTACATGATCTCATGAGGCGAGATTGTTTCACAAGCTGGGATCAATATACCAAGGACAAACCACTGTGAGTGTACCTGATATTGTTTTTAGATCCGGTGCGTGCGGAAACCATGCTAGGTTGATGTTAAGTGTCGATCCAAAATTTGATTTGGTATTTTGCCCTAATCCATCTAAGCGAGTTCAATGGATTTACGATAATGTTTATAAATTCCGTACTTGGAATAACTGGTTAAGTACCGAATGGACATATCGTGAACAATTAGATTCAAGTATAAGGGTATATCACAGTGAATTTAATATAGGGGAAGGGTTTAGTGATCAATCGTGGATTACTCGACCACAACTATATTTACTACAAACGGATCATTGGTTAGCTGGCCTACACTATTTTATGATTAATTTGGGCCTAAATAATCATACTCTTGATTTGTTTGTAGCAGACAGCCAACAATGGCAACATAATCTTTATTATCCCAAGGTGTGCAATGAATCATACAATATGCCTAACAAAAAAATATTGTATGCCGATTCATTATTTGAGCCTGAATTGGATTACAACTGGTACAAAAAACTTATCGATTGGGCCGGATATAGTGACTGTTATGAACAAGCAGCACAGATACACGGTTTTCACTTCCAAGCTCGATTAAGGGCCATACAGGATTTTGTTGAGTATTTCAAAGGCGATCACTTTCGTGGTACTCTTGAATATTATCAAAAATTTTTAGAAAAGAACTAACATGAGCCAAGACCAAAGAGACTCCACTGAACGTATTCGTAAAGCTGCATCCAGGATGATCTGGGTTACCTTTCAAAAAGAAGGTATCCACAAGTATCCGGCAGCATTAACTGATCCGGCACTGGCTACCGGGGATGATTATGATGTAAGTTTTCTGGGCCACCCGCATCGTCATATCTTTCACTTCCGCGTTTGGATTGATGTGTTCCATGATGACCGGGATATTGAGTTTATTCAGTTCAAAAGATGGTTGGAAAATCTCTACAAAGATGCTATACTAGCGTTGGACTATAAAAGTTGCGAGATGATTGCAGATGACCTATATACTCATATCAGTTTCCGACATCCTAAACGTGCAGTGTGGATTGAGGTATCCGAAGACGGTGAGAACGGATGCCTTATACGTTACGAAACTCACCAACCTCCTAACCGCTTGAAAATTTAATTAAAAAAATTATGGCTAAAACTGTTTTTGAATCTAACCCCCGTGTCCACCAAATCTTTGATGATTTGGATCAGTACTTGGAATTCTGCCAAGACTTTGGGTACATGTATGACGAATCCGATCTTTACAATTGGAAGAGCTACGCTTATCAACAATTCACCAAGAACCAGCAGAACAAAGCTGCCAAGGACATGTGGGTGATTGACGGTCGAAAGCCCGAAGATCGCGTGTTTAGGAAGTACGCCAGTGCGTAAGTTGTTTTACATGGGCCTGGAGGCTTACGAGGCTCGATACACACTTCAACTCACAGAGTGGAATCGGCGAGTATTTGATCGCCGCGGTCTTGATGTTGTGTACGTGCCCGGATCGGTGATCGACAACACCAAAAGCATCAGTGTAGGCCAGGTACTAGATGCACACGGTCGCAGCTATTTCTCATTGAGCCAGATGATGAACTTGGTGCAAATGATGCGCAGTGGTGATGTCACCAACGAAGATGTTATCTACTTTGAGGACATGTTTCAACCCGGCATTGAAAGCTTGCCTTACATCCTGGATCAAGTGCCGCTCGACATGCGTCCTCGAATCTATGTGCGCTGTCTTGCACAGGCTATTGACCCCGATGATTTTGTTCATGTGTGGGGCATGGCCGGATGGATGAGCACATATGAGAAGATGGTTAATGAATTTGTAACCGGCGTGCTTGCTACCAACGAAGAGATGGTTGCTCACATGCGTATTGCTGGATGGAAGGCTCCGATCTACAACATCAGTGGCCTGGCGTTTGGCAAGGAAGAAGTGCTAGAGCGCATTGGTGGTGCCGAGAATATTGCTCCGTTCAAATCGCGAGATCTTCGAGTCGGATTTGCTGCACGGTTTGACCAAGAGAAACAACCAGACTTCTTTATGGATCTGGCTCAAGAGTATCAATTGGTATACCCGCAAGTCAAGTTTGCTGTTTTTTCAGGTGGACCACTGCGCAGCAACAACCCTCGATACATCACCCGCGCCAGGGCCATGCAGGAACAAGGACTGCTCGAAATCCACGAGAACCTCGGCAAGAATGATTACTATGCACTGCTGAATAATACTCGAGTACTGTTTAATTGTGCCTTGCAAGACTGGGTCAGCAACACTGTAAGCGAAGCAGACACTGTAGGATGCAATGTACTGTATCCGGCTTATCGCAGTTTCCCGGAAACGTTTGCAAATGATCCGGACCGTTTGTATGTTCCTTGGAGTGAGGACGATGCTTTCAACAAGCTTACCAGCTTGCTGCAAAAACCACATCATAACATGGGTCTGATTTCTGATTGGAACAACAGCACAGTGGATCGCATTGTGGACATCCTAGAGGATAAAGGCAAAGGCGAACAGTGGCGGCGTGTTGGTCCCAGGTATCGAGATCATGTTGCACACGCTAAGTATCCAGTGGTCAAGATCGAAGCATGATTACTGTAGTAACTGGTGCTGCTGGCTACATAGGTGGTCATATTGCATTGCGTCTTAAAGATGCCGGGCATACTGTCGTTGGTATTGATCGCCGCCCCTTGCCCGAGCATTTTGACAAAGATGTAA